AATGTTCGCATTGACGATCCAGGTCATGTTTAGGAAACTGCCAACGAAGAAATCACGCAGAGCCTGATTAGCAGTTTCGCCAAGAAATGCCTGATTAGCAGACGGTTGACCAAGTAAAATCCAAATATCATGCCAGTGATACGGGTGTAGCACTGCATAGATCGGATTCATCACCTTGCTGTTACGCAGGATGGAAGCACCAACACCGAACTTGGCAAGTGTGGCGGCTTGCCCGGCACCACTTCCAACGTCCGTGCTGAAGCTGGCAAAGTCGGTCACAATGTCAGTGTCAATCTTGGTCGCCATCGCATTGCCCAACTCTTCGGCACAACTGCGCACAGCGTCATCGCTGTCAGTTTCGACCATCACATCAGTCAAAACCGACTGCGCAATAACTTCACCAGGGGTCAAGGTAGCCAACACGGACTTGCTGAAAGTCTGCGCATTGGCAGCATCAACGCCTTCGGCCACATCCTCAGCCGTGATGGTTGCCCACTGCCCAATCTTGCGATCTGCGTAACCCCGACCGTTGTAGATGGTCACCAGTTGCAACATCACATTCATTTCACGAGCGACGAACAAGGCACGTTCGTAGATGTTGTTGAACAGGCTGTTCAAGTCGCTTTTCTTAGTAATAGCCATAGTAAAACCTCTTTGGTTATGAACTTAAATCCA